CAAGGGTTGTTGCGGTCAGGGCTGTTGCCAACACCACAAGCGATGGAAATAAGCCCTGCACAAAAAGCAGCGAGAAGGATGGAAAAGTTAATTCATGATCAAATTGAAGAATCTAGTGGTACTAGTGAAATTCGTAATGCTTTGTTTGAGTCTGCCTTATTTGGTACAGGTATTGTAAAAGGACCATTTAATTTTAATAAGACGTTAAATCGTTGGGATGAAAATGAAGAAGGAGAAAGAGAATACAGTCCCGTGGATGTTCGTGTTCCTCGTATTGAGTTTGTCAGTATTTGGGATTTCTTTCCAGATCCAAATGCCACTAATATATCCGAGTGCGAATATGTATTCCACAGGCATAAGCTTAACCGTTCCCAATTACGAGCACTATCTAAGATGCCCTATTTTAATAGGGATGCCATCCGTACCTGCTTGTCAATGGGACCAAACTATGTTCAAAAGGACTATGAGCACGAACTTAAAGATGACCAAAGAGGACAAGAATACGGATCAGGACAATTTGAAGTACTAGAATATTGGGGCATTATGGATGCTGAGTATGCTCGTGAAGTAGGTATGGAATTAGCTGATACTGTTGATGATCTAGACGAAGTACAGATTAATGCGTGGGTATGTAATGGAAATCTTTTAAGGTCTGTTGTAAATCCGTTTACACCACATCGCTTACCATATCATTCCTTTGCTTATGAAAAGAATCCTTATAGCTTCTTTGGAATTGGTGTAGCTGAGAATATGGATGACTCTCAAAAGATTATGAATGGTCATGCACGAATGGCTATTGATAATCTTGCGCTATCAGGCTCATTAGTATTTGATGTAGATGAGTCTGCTCTTGTAGGTGGACAATCTATGGAGGTGTACCCCGGAAAAGTATTTAGGCGTCAAGCAGGAATGCCAGGACAAGCAATTCATGGTGTTAAGTTTCCAAATGTAACACAAGAGAATATGCAGATGTTTGATAAGTTTAGACAACTTGCTGATGAACAAACAGGTATACCAAGTTACTCACATGGTCAAACAGGTGTACAAAGTATGACAAGGACTGCTTCAGGTATGTCAATGTTGCTTGGTGCAGCCTCTTTGAATATTAAAACTGTTATTAAGAACTTAGATGATTTCCTTCTAAAACCTCTTGGAGAAGCTTATTTCCAATGGAATATGCAGTTTTTAGAGGATAAACTAGGTGTAGTAGGTGATTTAGAAATAAAAGCAACAGGCACAAATAGTCTGATGCAGAAAGAGGTGCGAAGTCAAAGGCTCACGACATTCTTGCAAACTGTACAGAATCCAGCCGTTGCTCCGTTTGTTAAAATTAGTAAGCTTATTAGCGAGCTTGCATACAGTCTTGATCTTGATCCAGATGAATTACTCAATGATCCTGATGAAGCCGCTATTATGGCACAGATTATAGGAATGCAAAATGCTGGACAAACAACAGGCGAAGCGGTTGGTCCCGCTGGTGAACAACCCGCAGGTATGGGAGCCGCTGGTGGACCACCTGCACAACCTCAAGAACTTGGAGCTACAGGCACTGGTGGTGGCAACATCGGAACAGGAAATGTTCCGTTGCCAGGGGAAGGTGAGTTCTCTGGTACGCTTAGAGGGGTTGGTGGAGGAAGTTAAAGAAGCTTTAGAGAGGAACGAATAAATGGCATATAGAAACGATTATTTTGGTGGTGGTTATGGAGACGGACAAAGTATGTTCTCTCCGAATAAACGAGAGGGTCTCTTAGCTGGTGGCACTTTAGAAGAATCTCCTGAGATACCAGTAGATACTTATACACCTGAAGTTCAAGCTAATGCTGAAGCTTCACAATTACCAGATAATGAAATGGAAAATAAATTTGTAGATTCTGTTGTTTCTAAAGCATTAGATACGAATGAAGAAGAATATTTATTGAATGCTTTAGAAACAGATCCGAGGTTGAATACTATCTTTGATAAAGTAATGTTGACAGCTTCAGAGTTCACTGGCGAGGGGGAGGTAGAAGGCCCCGGAACTGGTGTTTCAGATTCGATACCCGCAAGGTTATCGCAAGGTGAATTTGTATTCACCGAACAGGCCACTAAACAATTAGGTCCAAAGTATCTGCAATCTCTTATGGATAATGCAGAACGAGCCTATTCTGGTGGTCTTCAAAAATATGCAATTGGAGGAGTAATAGATTCGGATACTTCCTTATTAGAAGAGGAAGACGATGAGGTTAATAATCAAATGATTACAGCTAATCGTATGCCGAGTGTTAATCCCCTTTCGTATAGGAGATAGAGCTACCCGAAAGGCCCTCTATCATTTAATTGTAACGGCTACCTTGGAGTAGGCAAGCCCCAACGTTAGTTCTCGGCCAAAGAACTTATTCGTCTGGCTACCTTGTACGAGACAAGCCCCGTGAAGGAGAAGTGATATGTCAGAAATAGAGGAGAGTTTAGAAGAACCAGAAGCGAATATGTATAATGCAAAGAAGCCTTGGCATAAGCCAGATGGCCCACCTATGCAGAGTTCAGACTCGCTATTTTACGAGAATCAGGCCACCCCACAACAAGAGGCCCCTGATCAGGAAGAAGTTCCTAAACGTAAAAGAGCCAATTATAAAAAAAGATATGATGACTTGAAGAAGCATTATGATGATAGGGTTTCTCAATTTAAACAACGAGAGCAAGAACTTTTAGCAGAAGCTAGTTCTTCTCGACCTCAATATGAAGTACCTAAAAGTGCTGAAGAAATTGAAAGGTTTAAACAAGAGTATCCTGATTTATATGATACGGTTGAAACTGTAGCACACTTACAAAGTGAACGTCAAGTAGGAGAACTTCAGGGGCAATTGTCAGCTTTACAAGAACGTGAAGCAGATATTGTGCGCCGAGAAGCAGAAACAGGCTTGCGTGATCGTCATCCTGATTTTGAAACAATTAGGACTGATGAAAACTTTCACGAGTGGGCAAAGGTACAACCTGATGAGATACAAGATTGGATTTATAAGAATCCTGATAATGTCTCATTAGCTTCTAAAGCTATTGATCTTTATAAAATGGATAGTGGTATAGCTTCTACTCCTACACGAAGACAATCACAACAGCCCAGAGAAGGTTCAGCAGCAGATATGGTTTCGACAAAAACGACAACTATAGATGTTGATAAAGGGACTAAAATCTGGACTGAACGGGAGATTGCTGCGATGTCTTTAGACCAGTTTGATGCAGTTGAAGAACAAATCAATCAAGCTATTACTGAAGGCAGAGTAGTTAAATCATAATTTTTGTCTATTTTGGAGTAAATAAAAATGGCTTATAATCAATCTGACGCTCTATTTGAGCCGTCAACCGATACTGATGCCAACTTTGGTAACTCCGTAAGTAATCAGAACAATTCGTTTTTCATGCCGGAAGTCTATTCGAAGAAGGTTTTAAACTTCTTCAGAAAATCTTCTGTAATTGAAGCCATCACTAATACTGACTATTCAGGTGAAATTACGGCCTATGGCGATACGGTAAATATCGTTAAAGAGCCTACCATTACTGTATATCAATATGAACGTGGTCAAGATGTAACGCAAACGAAATTGACAGATGCTGAACTAATATTGATTGTGAATACAGCTAATGCCTTTAAATTCAAAGTTGATGATATTGAGAAATCAATGTCTCATGTGAATTGGCGCGAAGCTGCTTCATCTTCAGCGGCATATGCATTGCGAGATGCATTTGACGAAGGCGTTCTTGTAACGATGTTCAGTGGTGTAAGTGCTTCTAGTCCTAATCATATTTTAGGTTCGGACAGTGCTACTGATCTTGCGGCTGGTACTTTTGACGGCACGGGTAATCTGGATATTGGTTTTGGTACGGATGAACACGATCCTATAGATGTCTTAGGACATATGGCACGTCTTTTGGACGACCAGAATGTTCCTGAAGAAGGGAGGTGGTTTGTAGCTGCCCCTGAATTCTATGAGGTTCTATCTGGAACTTCATCAAAACTCTTGTCTGTTGATTACAACGCTGGTCAAGGTTCAATAAGAAATGGTCTAGTAACTTCTGGTAAGTTGCGTGGATTTAATATGTACAAAACGAATAACATTGCCTCAACGTCTAACGCTGCTGGTAAATGTCTCGCTGGTCATATTAGTTCTACGGCGACGGCTCAGACAATTACGAGTACTGAAGTACTACGTGATCCTAGTTCCTTTGGCGATATAGTACGGGGGCTTCATGTAT